GTGGGGAAATGCTGGCGAAGAAGATCCGCCAGTTCATCCAGCGAAATGCTCCAGCCAGAGCCGTCGAAATCATGGAACATACATACAACCTTGTGAAAGGACATATCAAGTGAGCATCACCGAAAGCATCACAGAGAAAAAAACAACCACCATCATCCTTCCAACAGAGACTTGGCAGGATGAACCAGAATCACACACTATCCAACATGATGAAATCCTTGGATGGTTGGTCAGAAGGAACGGATCAGAATCAGCCATGATGCTTCCAGATGAAGAAGCGAAGATGGTTCTGGAATATTGGGACTGGTTGAAATCCTAATAAAAAGAATCCAACCAAATCCCCACTCTCTTTTTGAGGGTGGGGATTTTCTTTTGTCGATATCTATCTGAAGGTATTACCCCCAATAGACTGGAATAGAATTACAAGTAATGTCCAGAACAACATGAAGGTATTACCCCCACCCCTATAAAACGAAACCCATTTTTTTAAATCACTTTCAAAATCGCTGTGTGTTTTTGGGGTGTGCTATCACCAGACCCAAGTCAAAAAAAAATGGCCTATACGGAAGAAGTCAAGAAAAACTTTTAGGGGACAATGCCACCCCACTACCTACCATATTATATAATACCCCTACCCATACCATCCATTTATATATGGATGGTATTCTATTTTATAATCTTATTATTTTCTTTTAAATGTATATCCTTTATATTGTGTTTCCTTCCCATTGACACATTTATATACACTCGTACTACACAATCCATGTTTTATTATTTCTTTTTTCCCACTTAAAATTCTAATTAATACACCGTCTTTATACATTTCTATGTCTCCTTTATAACCTCCATAATTTCTCCCTGTGGTGTTTAAAATTCCTGTATCGAATCCATGTTTGATATTTTCTTGTAAAGTATTCCATTCTAGGTTTTCTATTCTATTATCGGTTTTTATTCCATTTATATGGTTTACTGTCTTCTTTTTTTCTGGATTTGGAATATATTGATTGGCAATAATTCTATGGATTCTTATTGTTTTGGTTTTATTTGTTTTATTTGATAAGAAAACTCTATAATATTTTTTACAACTAAAACAAAATTTTAGATTTCTTTTGTTTAATTTACGTCTTATTTGAACCCAAGGTTCTTCATCAATCATTCTTATTTCATAATGTTCAAATCCTTTTATATTACTCCATTCCCCTGGATCTGGATATTCTTCTTTTAACTTCTCAAAAAAATTTAATTGTTCCATATATCTATATTAATTGTTCTATTTTATTATTTTGAAATAGTCTATCTAGGACTGACATTTTTTCTAGTTTATCTTTGTGTAGGTAGTAGTTTTCTATTCCTAGAGATGAGAATATTTTGATTGGTTGTTTTTTCATTATTGATTTTGTTGACCATCCTAGAAATTCGATATTATCTTCTGAATGGAATTTTGCTAGTACTAGTAAATCCGAGCATTTGTTTATTTCCCATTTCTTTATTAGGAGGTTGTATGCTTTTTGTGCTGTTTTTACGTCTATGGTTATTATTTTTTTATCATTTACTTTTATTTTGAAGTCTATGTGGTTGTCTCCGTTTGGTCTTATTTCTAGATCTGGTTGTAGGTTGTATTTTTTTGCGAATGCGATTTCTCCTGATATTCCTATTATATGTTCTGTATTTTTGTCTTTGTAATATCTTTTAGAATTACTTTCTAGATGTGCATTTTGTCTTTTTCTTCCTTCTTCTATAATATTCATTGATAAAAATTTTTTTTACACTTCACATTCCATTTTTTTAGTAACATGATCCACAGACTTTTGTGAATGTCCTCCAATGTGCCAGTTGTATTCTCCAATTGGTACAGTCTTTAATTTCCAGCAATAGATTGTTGAAATTGTTCCGTCTTCCCATTCCAGAACCCATTCACATATAACTTTTCCATCTCCGCTATTTGGGTAAATTGGTTCACCAAAAACTTCATTTAGTTTATCAAATGTTGTTGTTACATATCCTTGGAGAGATGTACCATTTGCTTTTCTTGTATTTGTCAATTTGTCGTATTCCATATTTTCATTTTATATATTTCTTTATTCTTGTCAAGGTTTTTGTAAATATTTTATAATCTAAATGAAAAACAAAGATCAAATACTATTGGAAAGTCTTTATGCAAGGATTTTGAAGGAGAATGATAATGATTTTTCTGATAAGTGGAACACCGCATTAAACAATTCCGAGGAATTGAGAAATGCAGTTGATCTGATGAAGAGTATCAAGTCTATTTTTCCTAGTGGGGAAATTTATATTGTTGGTGGTGTTCCAAGGGATTTGTTAATGGGAAACGATGTTGATGATGTTGATCTTGCAACAAACATACCATTTGAAAAATTAAGTGATAAATTTGAAGTAAGAAATATATCGAAGAACGATTCACAGCCTGTATATGATATTAAATGGAAAGATTATCATTATGACTTGGCCAAGTTTAGAACTGATTCTGGTGATGTGGGAAGACAAAATAATGTATCAACAGAAACCGATTCCTTTGTAAAAGATACGGAAAGAAGAGACTTAACAATTAACTCATTCGGCATAGATGAGAATGGAAATATAATTGATCACCAAAATGGTCTGGAAGATTTAAAAAACAAAATAGTTCGTGCTGTTGGTGATCCAAAGAAAAGGTTCATGGAAGACGCCACAAGAATTTTAAGAGTTTTTAGGTTTGCGGCGAAGATGGGATTTGATTTGGACGAACAAACAAGAAATGCCGCTGTTGAATTAAAAGATATTCTTTCAAATCCGGAACTTATATCATCTGAAAGTATTGCAAAAGAATTTTATAAATCAGCAAAGAGTGGAAAGACATTGATGCAGTTTTTAAAAATGTTACAGGACAATAAAATACTGCACGATATTTTACCAGAGTTTACTTCAATGGAAGGGTATATGCACAATCCGAAGCATCACCCAGAAGGAGAATCAAGGGTTCTTGGTCACATATATGAATGTTTATCCGTTTCTCCTTTTAATGATCCTGTTATAAACCTTGCAATATTGTTTCATGATTTCGGAAAAGCAACGACGAGGGGTGAGAAAGAAGGACAATCCACATATTATGGACACGAAGAAGCTGGTGTTCCAATAGTAGAAAATATTTTTAAAAGACTCAAATTCAATGAATTGAGTTCAGAAGATAAGAAAAATATTTTACAAGCCGTTTCAAAACATATGCTTGTTCATAATCTCGATAAACTTAACATAAAAACATTATCCAAACTTATACTTGATCCTTCTTGGAACATTGTAAAATCCGTTGCTTATTGTGATGAAGCATCAAGAGGACTTTCACATTTTAATAAAAAACAATTTGAAGAAAAAATAAAAAGAGCCGAAGAAAAAGTTTCCAACTTGGGTGGTGATAGTGAAGACTTGAGAAAAAGAATTAAGCAATATATAGATGGAGGGAAACTTATAAATTGGTATCCAGAATTATATCAAAAACCAAAACTCGGAATAATATTAAAAAAAGCACAAGATCATGTTTTGGAATTATTAAATTCAAACGAGGAACCAAACGATGAGGTTATTAAAAATTATATTGATTCGGTATATAATGAATCTTTTGTTAATTTTAGTTTCAAAGAATACTTTAATATAATATGAAAAACAAAGACCAAATATTACTCGAAAATATTTATAAAACAATTCTTTTAGAAGGTAAAATGGTTCCTCTAAAAAATATTTCGGAATTTAGTGAAGAGGAAAAACAAAACATCTTGGGAAAACTTTCTGATGTTGAAAGATCACAATTAGGAACGGCCAAGGGTGGAAAATCTGCTAAAGATTATATGAGTGTGGATGATTGGGTTGTTATAAGAGATTTTCATTTAAGAACCAGATTGAAACAAACACCTGAAACCAATACGGATTTGTGTGCCTACACACCTGGCGAAACATTAAAACTTCTACAACATCCAATTATAACAAAATGGTTTTCAATGGTAGAAAAATTTAAGATACCAGAGGGGAAGGAGAAGGTAATATTTGTTTCTTGTGCTGCTAGTAAAAGATGGGGTGAGACTACAAGAGCAAAAGATTATAAGTGTTATAATATGATAAGAAAAGAAAATAGTAAAATATATTGGGTTACTATATCGGAACCACTGGGAATTGTTCCAGAGGATCATTGGGATGATTTTCCGCTTTATGATAATCCTGGTCTTTTTACGAGTCAGGGTCAGGTTGAATCAAAATTTTGGACGAACCACATGGGTAAACAATCAAGTTTTGCATATCCCTTTGATCAAAGTGCATTTAATGAATGTATAAAAATATTGGGGAATGTTATTAAAAAGTTTTATGATTTTAATAAACAAATAAATCCCAACCTAAAGTTTATATCTGCTGTTGAAACTCCTTCAGAAAAAAGTACTCATAGTAGAATGTTGGATCATTCTGGAATTCTTCAAAAAGAAGAAAGATATTCAAAACCACATGCTAAAAAATCCACCAAGGAAATGAGAATGTCACATTGGCAAGATATATCCAATAAATAATATACGATGAAAAACAAAGATCAAATACTATTGGAAAGTCTTTACCAATTAATTTATGAGGCAAAGGTTGTAAAGGATAATCCACAAGAATTGATTGGAAAGAAAGTTCAAGTACATCCTGCAATTCAAGGTACACCGGAACTCGATCCTAGTAAACCTAATAATCGTTATATGGCATGGTCTATGAAAACTCTAGAATCAGAAAACGGAAAGCTAAAATGGAAAGTTGTTCATAATGCAATAACATTATTATTAAAAGATTGTAGTGCGGAAGTAAAACACAGTGATCTTGCCAAGGTTCAGTTGAATCCAGAATACGGTGGGAAACAACCAAATTTACTTGTGGAAGGAACTGTTGTGGATGTTGAGTTCGACATGAGCAAAATTCCCAGTATATTATCAAGTGGTGATTGGAAGTCTATTACATTAAATCCCCACAAACATCCAGAATATGTTTATAAAGATAAGTTACCCGAATGGTGGAATACGGATGATAGATTTCCACACGACAATCCAAAAATTCCCGATTTAGTTTCAAATAGACTAAAAGCATCAG